GTCTCTTCTCATTCCGTTTAGGAATGATTGGAAACCCCTTAGGCGAGCTGGGATAGACTCCAGTAAGCTTAAGATTTGCCCTTTTGCGATTAAAATCGCGTAAACTTTCGATGGAGATTCCTCAATGACGTTACGACTTCGCACACGTGGCAATTTTGAAGTTGCCCCATCTTTCGACTTCAGGACGCGTTTTGTCGATTGTTCCAATACAAATTGGGTCAATGGGCAATTTTATAGCGCTCTTTTAGTCGGTAAGACGGAAACCATGCGTGATGTTGTAACACCCGGATTTCACAAGAAGCAGGTTAAAGGAGAAGTCTTCTTTAATCCTATGTCTTATGAGAAACGGACTTCAGGTTACTTGCCTGGTATTGGTCACTACATCCAATTGATTGCCGAGACCTGCGCAGCGACTCATACTCATTATGAGGTTGAGTATCTGAACGGCGCTTGGTTATCTTATTGGTTAAGTAGTGTTTACCCAACACCAGTTCCTGTTCCCTGTAGTGGAGTGATATTAGAATCTGATATCGCTTCACTAGTCACTGAGGTATCCACCAGGTGTCTGGCTGCACGAGGCAAGGCTGACAATGATTTATTTGAAAGCGTTGCTGAGTACAAACAGACACTATCCATGTTCCTTCATCCTACGCAATCGCTCTTTCGCTTTATTTCTAAGAATGGCGAGAGAATTCGACGGCTTAGTCCTGAAAACGCATGGTTGGCTTGGAGATACGGGTTAAAACCCTTTATCAACGACGTCCAAGGTATCATCGACGGCCTGAAAAAGAAAGTCGGTCTCAAAAGGAAAACAACTCGGGCCAAAGGAGAAATCCAGAGGTCTGAAATTGCTTCTCTTTCCTCATATCGTTACCCTGTAACCGCAACCTTCAACAAACAAACGGTTGATCAAGTTACTGTTCGGGCAATGAGTTTGGATGAATACTCCGCTGGAGTCGCTAGCAATATCGGCTTCACGGCTAAGGGACTAATAACACTCCCTTGGGAATTAATTCCGTATTCATTTGTGGCTGACTGGTTCGTTAACGTCGGTGATTTTATCGGCGCTCTCGCACCTGCTCCAGGATACAAACAATTAGGGTCTTGTGTTACCGTTAGTAGGGTAATTAATAATGTGTATGTTCCGACTTCAGTGTCGGTTACATCACCTTACCAACATCCCGCTAACCGTCAAATGTCTGGAAATTGCTTCTCCAGTCTCGAGACGAAGACCCGGTCTCTCATAGGTGCCCCTGGTTTAGTCATTAAGTCGGATTTTAGACTTGATGATTCGATTCGGGTTGCCGATGCTTTATCTTTATTAAAGCAGAAGTTAGACCGTCTAATCAGGCATTGAGACTCCTGATTTCCTTCTTCACGGTCGTGAAGTAGGCTTGGTAACCCTTTTGGGATTGCCATATTCAACGGTGCTTCTCAAGCATCAGTTACTAGGAGAAATTCCTATGTCGTTATCCATCAATGCAAAAACGTATTCCTCGGATTCCTATCAAAAGGATTCGGTCGGCTATATCGGATCGGGTAAAACCGTTTCGATAAAAGACGACGTGAAGCTCTCGCGGACAGCTCCCAAGCTGACTACGACCTTCTCAGGTCTCGGACGTACCCAGGCAAAGCTTACGAGGACCTTGACGTTGACTGGCGCTCTCACCCCAACTGGGGATGTGATTTGCCAAATCGACGTTGCTGTCCCTGTCGGCTACACCGCCGCGGACATCGATACGGCGCTTAATGACATGGGGGCATTTCTTGCATCTGCCTCCTTCAAGGCTCACGTGAAGTCCCAGCAAGTCAGCTTCTGATTTAGGTGAAAACCTATATCGTGCACCGACTTCTGAGGCTTCTTTATGAGTTTAAGAAATTCTCCACCACTCTTGGTGGGTTAATTCTTATTCTCGCGTGCCTTGTATTCTTCTTGGCCATCACTGGCCGAGTCGAAATGTCATTCATGATACATCCCGCGATTGGCGTTTAAACAACGCCTTACGTGATTGTATCTACTTTGGAGATCGTGATGAAATCCAAGAAGCACCGTTCTTTGTACGCGGTACAAGCGGAGCTACGCTCAAACTCTTTCAAAATTTATGAAGGAGTTATGAACGAGTTATTTCAGCACTATGAGTCTCTTGACTTTGTTGTAAAACTTAGAGGTTATTTTCGTTCTAAGCGATACGACTTAGCCCTGAGACTCGCTGATTCTTTATCCGAACAAGTGTACTCGGATGCTACATTGCATTTTGTAGCGAATCAGTTCGCACTGTTAGTCCGGAAATATCCTTGGAACTCAGGTTTGGTGAAAACTGACCCTGAGTCCGAGGCTATTAAGAAGTTCTTTCGGAGTGAGCTACTTTGTAAGCGGCTCAACCGGCGGTTCTTCCTCTACGATAATTTTCGTAGTCCGCACGAGGAATCTCTTCGAAAAATGAGAAGCTTTATCCAATATACTATTGGTTTAGCTCCCAATATCGAGAGTATACTCGGGAACAGTGGTTTTGGTGCTGGTGCCTCCCTTGGTGTTCACGGCAATGCCACTAATCTCGGTAGAAAAATCCTATCGGGAAAATGGACCGTGTCGCCTGGTGCGTCAACATACAGCTTCTTAGCTATATGTATGGACCCAAATTTGAGAGATGTTCTTCTTGAATCTAAGTCCGGCATATCTTGCTATGATTGGAGCAAAGCAAAAGCGCTTTTCTCCTCTAAAGCTCAATATGTTGCAAATAACAAAATCGCTTTTGTCCCGAAAACTGCTAAAACCCATCGGGCTATAGCAGTTGAGCCGTTGCTCAATGGTTTTGTTCAGAAAGGTGCAGATGTCTTCATGCGTAATTGCTTGAAGCGCATCGGTATCGATCTGAGCGACCAAAGGCTAAACCAGAATATGGCCCGTAATGGGTCATTTCCTGGCCAGGATAATCCTTTCGTTACCATAGATTTGTCGTCAGCTTCTGACAGCATTTCGATCGGTCTCGTTAAGACTATCCTCCCCCCTGACTGGTTTGATTTTCTAAACCGTATCAGGTCACATAGCTACGTCTTTAGAGATAAGCATTATGCATACTCTAAATTCTGTTCTATGGGGAACGGCTTCTGTTTTCCGCTTGAAACTCTGATATTTACGGCTATCCTTATCTCCTGTGGTTGTGGCATTCCAGGAACGGATTTTTCCGTTTATGGTGATGACATAATCGTCAGAAAAGATAAGGCAGAGGAGGTCCTCAAATTGCTTAAGATTTGTGGATTTTCTCCTAACCTAAATAAGACCTTTCTTCAAGGTCCTTTCAGAGAATCTTGCGGTTCAGACTGGTTCGGAGGTACAGACGTTCGTCCGTACACCTTAGACTATGCCCTCGATTCACTCGAGTCACTGTTTAAGTGGATTAACCTAACTCGGAGAAATGCTTTGACTTCAGCATTCTTCGACGGGACCTATGACTATATATTGTCATGGATTCCGCATCGTTACCGGTTTTTCAGACCCCATAAGGGGCAACCTGATTCTGGTATCGATTGTTGGGCTAATCAGCATCTTGCTAGCCCTAACTGCTTCTTCGACCGAAGAAAACAGATATGGTTTTGCAAGGAGCTGAGTCATCATCCTATACTTGATAAAGGTATAAGTGATGTCGCCTATCGACGGGATTCTGTCGATATGTACGCGCTTCTCTCTGGCGTAAAATCTTTTCGCTATAGAGTTGCGTATACCTTTCGTCGTAAGACGAAGACATCTATATCCTTCACAGGATATAGTGGGGCTACAAACATGTGGCTCCCCACAATCTAGTCGGGATGACTAGTGTGGCTCCTGCTGCGTTATCTCTTTTGATATAGCGCAGCTGGTTGTGGGGGTTAAAGTGTGGG